CTCGACATGAAGGTGAGAGAAAATGAAGCTATTAATGCTGGAACAGATAATGCTGATCCTAAAAATTCAGTGGTACAGAATGGAAAGAAAACATCATCTAAAAATGATGAAAAAGATAACAAACCAAATCGTGAGAAAGCTATAAAAGCTTATGTTCTAGACGAGGAAGATGACGATCCATTCGAAAACACAAAACTTGAAAAACAAGTAGTTCAAGATATTACAGCTAGTGCAAAGAAAGTAAAACAAGCGTTAAAACTATTAGATGAGGATAATGACCAACTTAACAGGATCGCTTAAGGCACGGAGTATTGAACTAGCAAACAAGATTGCAGATCTTGTTGAAATTACTATTGATCCAGAGATGATAAAGGATCTTGTTAATGACTTTTATATGAAAGGTATGGAAGAGATGGAGATTAAGTTCAACATGAATTTTATACCAAATCAAAGAAGAATGCAAGAGCTTAATTTTTCATTATCAGAATCATTACAAAAATTAAACGATGATGTCCAGAATCAAGTAAAAAGAACAATTGCTGACGGTATCATTAATTACAAATCAACATCACTAATTGCTAAAGAACTAAGACCATTATTTGATAACTCTAGGGTTAGAGCAGAAATGATTGCTCGTACAGAATCTAACAGAGCTTATAATATGAGTCACGTTGATAGTATAAGGCAAACAGATCTTAAGGTTAAGAAATTTGTTAGTGTTGTATTAGATAGTAGAACTTCACCTATTTGTCGACATATGAATGCTACTTATGGTACAGAAGAGAAAGCTATCGCATTAGATCGAAAATTTAAGTACGACGGAAAAGAATGGGACATACCACCTTTCCATCCGAACTGTAGGACTAGAGTTCTATTCACAGAGGAAGGTGCTTAGATTGGATAAAGACGAAGTTAGGAGATTCGGAGCTATGGAAGCAGACATTAAACATGTTAAAGAAGACGTGAAATCAATATTAAACAAATTAGATGAGCTTGACGGTAAATTTGCAAACAAATGGGTTGAAAAAATAACCGTTGGAATAATTATTGCAATAACAGGAGGCATTGGACTTGCCTTAATCACATTAATATAGGAAATCAAAATGACAGATAATTTAGAATTCACAACAGAAAAGTTTGCTTGGACTGAAGCAACTATCAAAGGTAAACAAAAGTTCTTCGTAGAAGGATATGCGTCAACTACTGATGTAGATGATTACAATGAAGTAGTTTCACCAGAAGCACAAGCTAAGTTAGTGAACTCTCTACAAAATTCTACAATCACAATGGATGTTGAACATGAAGACTGGATCGGTAAAAAAGGCGAAGTCAAAAACATTCCAACACAAAGTAATATACCTGTAGCTAAAGTAGTTAAAGCAGAATTACGATCACGTGGTACTTGGGTTAAAGCAGAACTTAATCAAGATAGTCCACGATTTAAAGAGATTTGGGGTTCAATTAAAGGTGGATTCTTACACTCATTTAGTATTGCATTCTGGAAAGTAGATGCAATCAAACAAAGAGTTAATGGTACAGTTAAAACAATCATTAACGAGTTAAATCTTAACAACATCACATTAACAGGTAATCCAGTTAATAAAAATTGCACATTCAATGCAGCTTTAAAAGCTCATTTAAAATCAAAAGAGGATGTAGAAATGGCAGAAGAAAATAAAGTCGAGGAAAAACCAAAGGTAGAAGAACCAACACCAGTTGTTGAAGAAAAACCTAAGGTAGAAGAAAAACCTAAGGTAGAAGAACCAGCACCAGTTGTTGAAGAAAAACCTAAGGTAAGCGAAGCAGATTTGAAACTTCAAGAAGCTCAAAAAGCTTTAGAAGAACAAAAAGCAGCGTTAGAAAAAGAAAAGGCTGAACTTGAAAAAATCAAGGCAGACTACGAATCAAAATCCAATACGTTAGTTCAAGAAAAACAAAAATTCGTTGAACAAACGACTGGTCCTAGCAGTCCATTAAGTGCTATTAAAGCTTTAAGAACTGAGATTAATAAACTAGAGAAAGATTTATCTGCTCCAGTATTAAAATCAGTGATTACAAGTTCAGAAGCGGCATCAATTGATGTTAATGTAGCACCTAAGAAGAAATCAATGCTAGAACATATTCAATAAATATAGAGGAAATAAAAATGGCAAATACAGGTAGAATTGATAATATCGATGTAGAAAACGCATACGCACAATCTTTCGGTAATTTATCAAATAAAACAACTTACAATAAAATGGATGTTAATTCCATCTTAACTGGTAGTATTAAAAGCAACTCTGGTGTTAGAGACTTAATTAGTGAAAGTTTCGAAGCAGGAGTAAAAGCTCATGGTTCTACAGCTGGCGGTGCAGGTACTGCTGGTTATGCAATGGTTCCTATTTTCGTTGATCCTAAAATTATCGATCAATCTAGAAAATACACACCATTAACAGAAGCAATTCCAAGAGTAACTAATAGAGGTACTTTTGCAGATTATAACGTAATCGTTTCCAAAGGTGGAGCATTCTCCGCTGCAGAAGACGCTGCATTATCTGAAACAGACACAGTATATGATAGAAAATCAACTGCTATGAAATACTTATACGCTGTAGGTAGAGTAACTGGTCAATCCGTTGCTGCACAACCTTCATACGTATTATCTGGTATGAATCCTGCTGGCGGTGCTGTAGGTGCATTTAATGATGTAGCTGCTCCAAACTCCATGCAACAAGAAACTTTAGTTAAAGCTAGAGAATTAAAAGAATTAGAAGAAAACATGATCATTAATGGTAATGCAACTACATCTGGTATTTCTGGTAATCCTAATGGTACAGAATTCGATGGTATTGTAACTTTAATGGGTGCAACTAATACTGTTGATAAAAACACAGGAGCATTAGCTTTCTCAGATTTCGATCTTGCAATTAGATATGCTTTTGATGATGGTGGTAGACCAAACTTAGCTGTTGCTGATTCAAGTTCATTCACTGATACTTTAGCATTATTATCCGCTAAAATTGGATTCTTACAACCTTCAGTACAAACTGATTGGGGATTCTCCGCAATTAGATTAAATACTATGGTTGGTGTTATTCCAATGATTCCAAGTATGTTTTTAAGTACTACATCTGGTTCAAAAGCTATCTATTTCTTAGACTTAGAAGTTGTTGAAATGAGAGTATTACAAGATATGACTTACGAAGAATTAGCTAAAACTAATGATTCAAGAAAGTTCATGATCAAAATGTACGAAGCATTAATCATTAGAAACCCAAGCTTCTGTGCATCTATCACAGAAATAGCTTAGAGAAATTAATTTTTCTCTATAATTTTATTATAGGTAATCTAAAATGACAAATGTTAACGTAAGTGTAAAAGAATTATCACCTAGTGGTTTAGCTACTAACGAAGGTGTAAAAATCGGGTACATTACTGCAGGTGCAAAAGCAGCTCAGAATGATACTTGGACTGTAAAGAATGCAAAATCAATTGTATTAGCATTCCCAACAGTGGACGCAACTGGTGCAAGTGGAACATATACTGTTTCTACTAATGTAATAACATTAACTAGTGCAACAACAGGAGCACACAGTGCTTTTGTAATATATAAATAGGTAAAATAAAATGGCAGCAATTTTAATCGCAGATTGTACAGTAACTGCAGACGTTCAAGTAGGTTTTAAGGTTTTAAAAATCGTAACTCCTGCAACAGCAGACGATGGAGATACTATTGATGTTAGTTCAGTATTAACTGCATCAAAAATCGTTTCAGCTTCATGTCAAGCAGCAACTGATGGTTGGTTACCAGTAGCAGCAATTTCTACTGTAGGTGTATTAACTATCCCAGGTTCAACTGATAACGAAGCAAGAACAATTTATGTAATGGGTAAATTATAATTATTTACCTTATTTTTTATTTTTTATTAATTCCAAAATAACGATAATATAGGAGGAAACTAAAATGGCAAAAAAAGCAACACAAGACCCTAAAGTGGTTGAACAAGTAAAAAAAGAATTAGCTGACAAAACTGTAAAAGAAGAAATCGTTGAGAAACATGACGATTATAATCTAGTTAGAGTTTTTGAAGGTAAAAGATCAAAATTAACTATTAGAAATAAGAGAAAATAGGTGAATTAAATGTATTGTAGTACAGAACAAGTATATAGAGCAACAAATTTAAGTGAAGATCAAGTATCTTTAGCAGCAGTTAAAGATATAATTAGAGCTAAATCCGTTGACGTAGATAATTTTACAAACACAACATATTGGAAAAGGATTTGTTCAGGTACTGCAGACTCATCTACTGGAAGCATCTTAACTGATGATTCTTTAAATTTATTGGCCGACGGTTATGTCGGTTATTATATTCATATTTACCAGGGAACTGGTGCTGGAGATATCCGAGAGGTCGTTGAAAATACAGCTACAACTATAACTGTTGATAGAGACTTTTCCTCCGACTTAGACTCAACTAGCAAATATCGGTTATTCTTTTCCGCTACATCCCCTTATTTTAGCGAATCTATCGATGGATCTGGTGTTAGTTCCCTGTTCCTTAATACTGTTCCAATTCATAGCTTAGAAAGCGTAAATATTAATGATACTACTGTATCTGTGAGTAATGTTTATGTTTATAAAGATGAAGGAAAATTACAACTAGCAAGAAATGCAGAATTCCCAACATGGTATAGTGGTGTTCCACAAGCGTGTGATATTGCATTATGGTGGGGAGTATCTCAAACAAATGGTAAACTTCCATATAATGTAGAAAGATACTGTGTTGTATTATCAGCATTATCTGTATTAGAAGCTCAAATGGGTGGAACATATGATACACCAAGTACATATAGTATGCCTGAAGGTAGTGTAACTATCGGTCAAGCATATGTTAATATCCGAGGAACATATGATGTTCTTATGAAAGAGAAAGCAGACTTAGAATCAAACAAATTAATAAGATACGCAGTTATCTTATAATTTTTATTATTTAATTACCGTCAAGTGACGTAAATATAAACCAAGTGGTATAAAATAAAATGGCAATATCTATAGATACAAACGCAATTAATGCATGGATTTCCGCATTTGAGAAAAGCATTAATGTTTACTCTGTTACAAAAACTACTTCTAATAATTCAGCAGATGAAACTCTGACTTATTCAAGTACTGCAAGTACTAAAAAAGGAGCATTCTTTAAAAAGGATGCTAAATTTATACAAGATAAACCAGGTCTAATTGGTGCATCGGATGCAGTATTTGTGGCTTACACAAGCGTTACTTTAAATAAAAATGATAAATTATTATTTGACGGTCAATATTACTTAGTTGACGAACCAATCAAAAGATATTTTGGTTCAACTCATATTTATAATGCTTATCAATTATTTATGGTACAATAATGGTTAAAGAAATCTCAATGACTAGAAAGCAGTTCAACCGTTTAATGGATGCTTTGCTTGATGGAATAGCGAATGATTTAACAAATGAACTAGTTAGAGCTGCACCTAAAGATAAAGGTGGATTACAATTATCAATCAGAGCAGTTCGAGTAGGACGAGTAATCTATATTGATATGAAAGATTATTGGAAATACATTGAATTTGGGACAGCTCCACATATTATAAGACCTAAGGGTCAAGCAAATGGTGGTGCAGATGCTCTAAGTTTTAAAGTTGGAGGTCAACAGGTATTACAAAAATTGTTAGACATCCAGGTACAAGACCACAACCGTTTGTTCGTAATACGTTACGTAATAAAATGGGTGGAATAATTAAGAAAAATATCCAAAGGAGATTCAGATGAGTTTACAATTAAAAGAATTACGAAATGAATATTTATATTTCTTACGTAATAGTGATATTTTCACAATAACTGAAAGAAATGTTACTACTGTTCAAATAAATGGAACATTCACAGCAGAAAGTGAAATAATTATAGGTGTTTCAAATATAAAAAATGTGAGAACTGTTGAAGTTGATTCAACAGTTTTAGATTATGGTGCAGACTACACTGTAGACACAGATTTTGATGATTCAGGAACTATAAAATGTAAGATTACATTCACATCACCACAAACTGGTGATTATGAAATAATTTATGATCATGGAACTGATAAAATATTTAGTGATTTTCCAAGATCAGATTTATCAATTGATAGTTTTCCTCGTATAGGATTTGATGTTATTTATACAACAACAGATCCTGGTGGTTTAGGAACAGTAGATGTATCTGTTATAGGTATAACAACTGTTGCATATGGAAAAACAATTGATGATTTAAGAGATTATATTGATAATATTAGAGATGCTGTAAGAGCAAATAAAGGAAGCTTCTATTATATGGGTGGCTTCACACAGGTTATTGCAACTGGTCCTATCATTAAGAGTGATGAC